TGCTATTATAGTGATACTAACGCGACAGTTCGTAACGGCTTCAGCCTATTCTATGGTCGTAGTGGTTCTATTACCGGTCCTCGTGTGGGCTTTGGTGATATGTATAACAATAGCGCGCAATCTGTAATGGTTGGTAATAACACTAACTTAGGTATGCGTAATATGGTTGTATTGCGGCATCCGGCAGGAGAACCTGTCTTATATGTTTACTCTGGTTTAAGCAATAGCATCACAATGCCATCTGAAGTTAAGGTTACGGCACTACAGTGGCAAAATTACAATTCTGATGCACATTTATGCTTTGGTTTTGTAGGAAACGATGCTGGCGCGAATGATACAGTTCCTGCGCTAGTAGGAAAAGGTAAAGGAAAAATCTACTGGGCCAAGTATTGGTCAGAAGATTTAGGACAAGGCGAATGCAAGAGAATTGCTAGCTGGCCGCATGAGCCTATTACTTTTGGTATTTATAATTATAACTCTTAGGCGGCAACCACTGCTAATAGAGCAACAAGTACCAGTAGTGTAGCTTCACTTGGATTGGCTACATTGAATACTCCAACTCATGGCGCTATGACACAAAGCCGCGTTCAGGATTCAACCTTCTCATGGGCAAGTTCCAACGCTTATACTTTAGCAAATAGCAGAGTATTCTTAGGATTGCCAACTAAATTACAGGCTATCCTATGCAAGGCATCAATAAAGTATTCAATAGGTATTAGAAGCGGCTCTGCCGGAAGTATTTCTGGTGGATATAGTTATGGATTACAAGAAATGCCAGGAAGCGTTAGGAATTACGTTGGAGCATATAGCTTAGGCAACATTTCTAGAAATAGCACCTATGCTAAAGAAGATAGCGTATTCCCTTGGTATGATGCAACTAACGTTACAGCATACACATATTCCGCTACATCTTCTTGGGTTGCTAATCCAACTGACTCTCAGCGCGCTAATTATACAAACATTCGTTTCCCATCTAAACCTATTAACGCAACATTTAAAGTATTTAGAGAAAGCACTGATACAGTACCAACTTCAACGACATTTATGTCATCTATAGGCGCTTTGCTTAATAGCGGCGATATCTGCATTACATAGGCAGGAAAAGTATATATGTATGTTACAACCGCAGAGGCTAGCGCATTAGGCTTATTATTAGTATCTGCTTCTGAAGATTCTCGTTTGGCAACTACCACTGGTGGATGGATTCGCGCAGATGAATACTGGACTCGTTCCGTTGTTACAAACAATGGTTTCAATTTCAGCTATGTCCACGAACCCGGTCTACCAGAAATTGATACAACCACTAGCGCTTCAGGTAATGGATTAAAGATAAGCTATTTGATAGCAATTTAATAAATATAGGAGGCAAGATTTTATCTTGCCTCCTTTTTGGAGGTTCTAGCAATGAAATATTATAAGTTAATAAAGGATAATACATTCATTGGCGCAGTGTCTTCTCAGGACTTTATTCATTATTCCCCAATTAGTCATAGTTTTATGCGCTGTAATGAAACGTTAGGCGAGTATATATCTTATGGTGGGGAATTATACCGCGCCACTTGGATGCATAATATAAAGCATATAATGGAATATATTGAAGTATAGGCATTAGAAATTACAGAAGAAGAATATAACATTTACGAAAAAGCAATTGAGAATAATGAGGTTATTGAAGAAGAAGAACAAGAGGAACAGGTTCAACCAGAGCCAATTGATGTCTTTGATGTAGCTTCTATTGATTTTGTTCGTCAGTCTAAAATTTCTGAAATGTCTCTCCAATGCCGTAAAACCATTGAAGCCGGTATTGATGTAGAACTTCGCATGGAAACCAAACACTTCTCAATGGATACACAAGACCAACTTAACCTAATGAGCTTAGGAGTAATGGCGCAAACACAAGAACTTATTCCCTATCATGCGGATGGTGAAACCTGTATTTTCTATACTGCAGATGAAATAAATCAAATCGTTGCCGCCGCAACAGCTCATAAGGTTTATCACACTACTTACTACAACGCCTTAAAAAACTATATCAACTCCCTATCTACCATTGAAGAAATTGCCGCAATAACTTATGGTACTCCAATTCCAGATGAATATCAATCTGAAGTATTGAAGGTGATTACGCAATGAAACTGAAAATTTTATTAAAAGATTTAATCTTATTTGTAATTTTTGGCGCAATTTATTTTGGCCTAGAATGTTTATGGAAAGGACACCTAACCCATTGGACTATGTTCCTATTAGGAGGCATCGTGGGTTTCTTAATTGGCGATATTAATGAGAAAATCCATTGGAATATGCCTTTTATGCAGCAATGCACTATAGGAATGGGTGTAGCTATTTTCAGCGAAGCGGTTGCTGGAATTATTTTGAATGTTATTTTAAAATTAGATATTTGGCATTATCAACGCATGGCATTTTTCTGGAATCAATGTAGCCTACCATTCTGTGTAATCTGGCTTTTCTTATCAGCAGCTTGTATCGTATTAGACGATTTCCTTAGATGGAAGATGTTTGGAGAAGAGAAACCCCATTATAAATGGAAGTGATTTAAGTGGCAGGAAAAGTAGCGGCAGCGGCCTTATAGTACAGCAAATAGTTAAGTAAATTTATTTGTTGGATGTGGGCGCTATATCGTTTTTCAGTTGTGATAATAAGCGCATTTGTCCCATCTGCGGCGGATGCGCTTGTATCTACTATTGCGGGAGTAGATACGATTATGTTGGTTAATGTATCAACATACATGGTTAATTCTTTAGGTGAGAAATATATTTATAGCGACAAATTTGTGCTTAAATGGCTTGATAAAGGTGGCTTTAATAGTTTAATTGGAAAAGCAATTTCTCACGTGTAGGAAGAAGGAGGGGATGAAGAAGATGGCAACGACGATCAAAACGGCTGATTTAATTGCGAAATTTCAGTATGCTTTGGATAATAAATGGGGTTATATTTTAAATACATGGCATACAAAATGGACACAAGCATTGCAAACATAGAAAGTTAATTATATGGAAAATAAGTATGGAAGCGCTTGGAAAACCAATGACAACGCAAAAAAAGATAGTAGCTATACTGCCGCGATGTATGGAAGCAGATGGATAGGCCATTGGGTAACTGATTGCTCTGGCTTATTTTACTGGGCTTTCAAAGAACTTGGTGGATATATGTATCATGGCAGCAATACCATGTGGAATAAATACTGCGTACATCAAGGAAAACTTGTTAATGGCCGCCGCGCAGATGGCCTTGAGCTTAAACCAGGCACTGCAGTATTCGTCTTAAAGAATGGTTCTGATAGGTCGCATGTTGGTCTATATATAGGCAATGGTACAGTCATTGAAGCTTCTGGCACACAAGTCGGCGTAATTACAACTCAAATTACAAATAAAAAGTGGGCTGAATGGGGAGAGTTAAAGGGCGTTGATTATGGCGCAACTAGCACCCCTGCCAAAGAAGAAGAACCAGTCGTTATAAAAAATGCGACTGTTAATGCAGTACGAGTAGCTCTGCGGTCGGCCCCTTCAACTAAATCTACTGTGCTACTTCGTGTTGATAAGGGTGAAACTGTATAGATTGAAGAAGAAGAGTGGACTAAAGTATCATATAAAGGCAAAGAAGGTTATATGATGACTAAGTTCTTAAACATTTGACTTTTTTAGTCAAATGTGATATAATAAAAGAAAAAAGAGGTTATGTATATGACAGACATTACATGGATTATTATCGGTTTTGTAATCATGCTCGTTGGCGCATATTTTGGATTTGGCCGTCCTTGGCTTGAAAGCAAACTAACTCCTCAGTAGCTAACATTGCTTCGTCAATTCTCTTAGATTGCGGTTTCCGCGGCAGAACAGATTGTCACTATTACCACAGGCAAAGATAAAAAAGCTTTTGCTATGGATTTAGTAAAGCAGTTCCTTGCCAAATATAAACTTACCTTCAACGATGAAGTAGTTAGCGCTACCATTGAAGAGCAAGTTTATGAAATGAATAAGGAGAAGAAGAATGAAGATAGTCACAGCTAATAATGATAGTCCTGTTAGACTCCGAAAGGAGCCTAATGGACAAATTATAACCACAATTCCACAAGGAACAGTAGTAGATGTAATTAGCACTCAAAGAGACTGGTCTGAAATTCAAGTCAATGGAATAACTGGTTATATGATGTCTAAGTTTCTGACAGACAGAAAAGAAAATAAAAG